ACTTCGGCAGGGCTTGCAATTTCAGCAATTACATCGGTGGTGCTTGAGGATACATAGACGATTGAACTCATCGTGTCACCTCTGCGCTGATGAGTAGCTCACCTTGCACAAGGCGGGTAACTGTTGCATTGGAGGCAATCAATTCAAGATCATAAACATAAGTGCCTGGTGGCAAAAGTGTTGTTTGAATGGCAGTTTGATCTAGGCTAATTGTGCCAAGTACGCCGCCAAGTGTGATGCCACCATTTGCAGTTGTTAGGCTCAGTATTGTTTCAGTATCTTCAACATCAACGCGTGCTTGTAGGCGAGCAGTGTAACCAGTGAGGTTGACTGCAACATTGTTAATTTTCCAAGTTAAAAGAAGATTGAAAGTTGCCCCTTGTTCAATCGTAAAATCTAAGGTACCTGCCGCCATTTAATTGCTCCAAAAACTAGGGGTGGATTACTTTGAGCCGTTGCCAAATTCTGTTGCTGATGAATCTAAGTATTTCAAGATTGGACCTGCAGCGCCAGCAACGGCGGCCATTCCAAGAGTTTTTAGATCAGTTTCGCCTGCAAGATACAGGGCAATTGCTGCTGCTGCTGCTGCGCGAAACCAAGAAAGTGCGATTTGCTTGAATTGTTCCATTTGATTGCTCCCTTATTTCTTGCCGTGAACTTTGCAACAAGTGCAAACTTCGGCTTTGTATGCTTTTTTTGCAGGAATCGGTACGATTTTAGCACCGATTTGTGTAATTATTTTGGGCTGATTAAGCCACCAAAACCACGGTGAAGTGTCATTGGCAAACTCTGCCTTGATGGAAATGTGAAGGTGCTTAGTGTGCTGGTTTGAACCAGTGTATTTGCGATTGCCTTCTTTAGCTTTGGCCTTTGACCAAATCTTTCCGCTGAAAATTAAGTAATTAACGCGCTTGTCATCTTTCAACTTCTCAAAGATTTCAGCGCAATCAATGCCACCTTTAGGGTCGTGGGTAAGGTCCACGGCTAGGCCAGTATTGTGATCAGACTTTGGATTTTGAACCTGATGGGCAGCCGATGGCAGTAACCCATCTGAAAGTTTCTTGCGCAATGGCTTCAGGGCGGTGGCTTGGCGTAGCACCGCCATTGCCGCTGGTGTTGCTCTCACTTCTTTGCCAATAGGTCAAGCACAATGTCCATTTGTGCTTCAAGTCTGTTAATTGAATCGCGCATTGAACTGCCACCATTAGGCTTGAGTTCAGCCAAGTAATGCTTAACAAGCCATCGAACTGCACCTGTAAAGGCACTTACAATTGCGATGATTGAGACAATTAAGCCTGCCCAGTTTGCTGGTGTCATTTGCGCGGTTCTCCCGTTATGAGTTAAGTGTGAGTTGTGCCTTTAGAACTGCGTTTTCCTGGGCGAGTACGCCGATGGTTTCACGCATATTCTTCAAGACTTCTTGAATGTCTATCTCTTTTTCCATTATTCCCCCTTGAGTTGATCTATTTCAGCTTTGAGTTCCTTGATTGCAAGCGTTAGAAATACAGTTAAACGATCATATGAAAGTGAGAAAGGCTCGCCTAGTGGGTCGAGAACTACGGCTTTTTCTAAACCGCCACCCAAATCATAAATATCTTCAGCCAGGAAACCATACTGTGTTTCATTTGGCTCACCTTCAATTGTAAAATCTTCACTTGTTTTGTAGGTGATTGGCTTCATCGCCATTACCTTATCAAGCCATCCTGGGCTTGCAATGTATTGGATATCTTGCTTGAAGCGTTCAGATGATGTTGTGTAAGCAATACGGGAACCTGTAGTAACAACAACCATTGTGCTACCAGCACCCGTTGCAATCCCTGGGTAGTTGGTTTGGCTATTGAGATTGATGCCACCAGTTGATGCAGTTAAGTTAATTCCAATTGATGTTGAAACACCAACGCTATGTGTTGAACTGGCAGACATTGAAGCATTTGCAGAACCAACGAACATTTGCGGGAATGTTCCACCTGAACCATCGGCGGTTGCGCCGTAGTGCATAATCACACCATTGCTTGAGAGTGGAACAATATGGCCTACATTGCTGCCGCCATTTTTGAATGTTAATGAGTTGCTTGAGCCAACCAAAGATACTGAGTTTGAACCTGAGCTAGTGGTGATTGTTCCGCCAACAATGATTCCGCTACCAACGCCAACCAAACCTGTTGAGTTAATTGAGAATCCATTGCTTACAGTTCCAAAATAGCCTGCGGTTGCATTGATCGTGCCAGTTATAGTGGCACCTGTTGCAGTCAATAAACCACTTGAATTGATGATGGCATTACCAGCAATATTAAGAGTTCCGCCAGTAATGGTTGCGCCAGTAACTGAACCTGAAAATACTGCGGCTCCTGTTGATGCAGTAATTGAAAAAGTTGCATTGTTTGAAGCATCGTAACCAGCAAGGCCAACAGAGTTCATTACTACACGCGCACCGCTTGATGAAGATGCACCTGAATAAACTGTAATGCCGTTGGCTGCTATTGCAGTCATTTGATTGCTGGCATTAACAATGGTGCTGGCACTTGGCTGAAGCGAGCCGATTGCGGCATTGTATGCAGTTGCTGCATTGGCAAGGGCGGTATTGGCAGTGCTTTGAGCAGTTCCTGCAGTTGCTGCTGCCGCATTTGCCGTTGCCACCGCCGCTGCAACATTTGCATCAGTTGCTGCTAGTTGTTCAGTATTTGCAGGAAGAACTGGCAACACATTGGTAACTGTGTAATCTGCAGTCAATGAAACTGTGATTGGCGTGTTAGTGATCTGCGGGCATAAAGGCATTGTTCCCCCTAGATGGTAATACTGTAAGGGTTAATGGCTGAAGTGGTGTAGCTCATCATCCAATTGTTTTGCACGATTACAAACGCCATACCTTCAACAACTAGGTTGTATTGCACACCTGAGCGCACAACGCTTACCTGATCGCCAAGTTCAGTTGATAGAAAGTCAGGGTACAAGGCACCATAATCGCCAACTGCCAGTGCGTTAAAATCAATGCGCTCAACATAGGTAAGCGGGTCAGCCAATTTGCGTGATTCGTATAAGGCTAAATTTTGAGCATTACTATCGGTTGCAACAGGTGCATCAAAAACTGCCTTAGCAATACCGTATGAGTTTTTGCTTGGGTTATAGGTTGATGTGTATTGCTTGTTTGCATTGCCACGATCAACCACTGCCTGATTCACAACATAATAAGTGCCAGGGTTGGTGAATAACTCCATATAGCCAACAGTGTTGCTTGCACCTGTATCAGTGAAAAGCAATTGGGTTGGGCGTGAGAACTTGTCAGCAAGAGGCACAAGGGTTGCAACATTATTGCGTGAGATATAGAAACGGCCAGCGATGGCATCAACTGCCTGGTAAATCAATGCCATACAAGAGCGATTCTGCACTGTAGCCAGCATCCCCACTGAACCTGTTAGTGAGCGTGAACCGCCACTTGGCCAGCCCACAATGTCTAACATACGGCCAACGCGAGTGGCTGCGGTTTCAGCGTTCGCGGCAGCGGCTAGTGCTGGTGCCTGGGCATCGGCGATGTAGGCAATGCCATCAACAAATGTCATTGTTACCGCTGGGGCTTCGCCTTGATCAACCCGTGTAATTTCCAAAAAGCCGTAGTAAAGGTTGTATGCGGTACCGCCGATTGTAGCCACAATGCGCATTTGCAAACCATCACGCAGGATGTTTACACCGCTGACAACATAAGGGTTACTTGCATCGGTATTATCAGGGTTATAGATACCGCTGAAATTGTTGAGAATAATATCGGCAGTGCCGCATTGATCGCGCTCACTTTGGCGTGTTCGGCCACGGCGAATGTTTATGCTGATTACATCACTGGTTGCAACTGTGACAAATGAACCACTTTTTAAGAATTGCACTGTTACTGCAGGCGTTGTGATTCCATCAAATGCGGTCATAGTGTTAGAAGCCCCCCAGCGCTGCCAAAGCTACGCCGATTTGTGCGGCTTAATCCATTTGCAATTGCGGTGACAAGATCGCCTTCAGTGGTAACTGAGCCTGCAACATTGACAATTACATTTCTGCCACTATTTGCCCCGTACAACTTGCCACCTTGTCCAACTGCAAGTGATGTTGAACCCGAAAGCATCTTTTGCCGTTCTAAGTTTTTCTTTGCTGCCGCTTCATTGATTAACTGATCTACAGATTTCTTTGCTGCTGCGGTTGCTTTATTCAAGCCACTAGTAAAATCTTCAAGGCCATCAGTAGCAGGCCCAAAAGGATCAGTAATAAAATCACGATTGTTTGAATTACCGCGTGGGCTAACGCCCTTTTTACCCTTTTTGGCTGGGTCATCTTGACCAAAATATAAATATCCTGAGTATGCTGCAATTGCGGCTGCTCCCAGTGCAAGATTTGAACCACCTGTTGTAAGTGCAACTGCAATCGCAGCACCAATTGCAGTGGTTCGTAAAACTACCATTGCGGCAGTGATTGCCTGTATTGCAGTTACAAAGGCAGCAAGCCGACCTACTGCAAACATTCCAGCAATCAATATTGCCATACCTTTTACAAGGCCCATATTGTTTGCGCACCAGTTAGAAAATGCAACTGCAGTGTTAAGCAATTTGAGTGCCATCTCAGCAGCAAAAGCAAATCCTGCCGCTAACTTGTCCTTATTGAGTGCAATAAAATCTTCAACTTTTGGAAGTATTTGTGTTGTAAGCATCGTGGCAAACTTTTCAAGCACTGGCAAAAGCGCATAACCCAAAGTTTCCATGGCTTCGCCAAATGCAATTTTAAGGCCGTTCATCTTGCCTTCAAGGGTGCCTGCGCGAGTGGCAGCGGCACCGCCTACAATCTTTGTAACCTTATCGGTGATTTTGCCAAAATCTTTTGTTGCAATTGTTGCAGCACCGATACCTGGCACAAGTTTGTTAAGCGCTCTGTATTGACCCTGACTTGCTTTAATTATCGCCTCTGTTGCAGTAGCAAGATCAACGCCAGCAAAGGCGCTTACATCTAATGCAATTTGCATTGCTTCTTGTGCTGCAGTAGTTGAACCAAACGCGGCAGCCAAACGACCAAATGCAGGGCGAAGTTCATCATCCACAACTGAAAATTGCTTTTGAAGCGCAGTGATGTGTTTTTCTACGCCCTCAATTGCACCATCGGTTGCACCAACAGTATTGCGCAAAGAGTTAGCAAGAAGTGCCTGTGATTTTTGATCTGCCATTGCAGCTTCAACTGCATCCTTGCCAATCTTTACTGCAAATGCTGCTGCTGCTAACGCTGCTACTCCAAAGGCTTTTGCAGATTTCTTGGCAAACTTGTCAAAACTCTTGCCCAATTTGTTTATGTCTTTTGTAGCAGCCTTTGAACCTTTATCAGAATACTGGGTGAGGATGCGGGCTACAACTGCGCCAACTGCCATTTATTTAGCTCGCTCTCCCTGTAGGTGTTTCTGTAGATCGGCTTTTGCTTCTTCAAGCGCACGGGCTACATTTTCTTCAATTCTTGCTCTATCTTTATCAACAACGCGCCATACTACACGCGAGGCTTTACCAAATCTGTTGCCTAAAGTTCGCAGGAATTGCGACCCTGAACCGCCACCAAATCCTGCTTTGGTTTTCTTACCTGCAGTTTCAAAGATTGCACCCGCTGCAGACTTGTTAAGTAAAGCACCTGCACTTGTTGTGTAATTGCCACGAACTCTGCCTTGCGCCTTTGTCTTTGTAATCTTTGACCTAATCTCACCAGCATCCCACCCAGGCCAACCTGCACCACCACGAGTGCGGCCATTGGCAGCATCGGCTCTGCGCCAGCCACTCATCGGTGGGCGATCTTGGATGATGTTTTTGGCATCTCGCTCTGCCCCCGCCAATTCGGTATTGATAACCTTGTTGAAGCGCTTAACTGCATCTTTATCAAACTCTTTAAGTGCATCAAGAGTTTCTTTAATGCCATACAGAACAATTACTTCTTCAGCCATTGGCTTTAGCTCGTTCCTTCATGTAGATAGTGATTGCTTCAAGCATACCTTCAGGCGCATCAAGCAAATCACTGATTGGAATACCTGTTTCAACCGCAACGGCTGCAATCGTATAAGTTAGGCTGTTGCGGTGGATTCGAAAGATTCATCAGCATCCAATTCGGCGCTAACAAGTGTATCTAAGAATTCAGGCCCAAAAACTTTTACAACATGGCCGTTTGTCTGCAACGCTTTCCAAGCAAGCCAATAGATATATTCTACTTTTTGCCCTTCGCCCAGCAACTTAGGCATACCACCACCAAAGTTTTGTTCAAATGCAACAATGATGCGAGGCGTTAGTTTGTAAGAGGCCTCAACACCATCAGTTGTCTTTAACTTAATTGATAATCCATCCATCTTTTCCCCCTAGTTTATGTGATTGATTTTGTTATATTACCTGAAATTGGCCAAGAAACCTGAACAGTGCTAAGGCTTCCTAATTCACCAGATACAGATTGCCATTCGGTGATAACTGCATTGAATGTGTATTTTGGATTGCTCGCACTTACTGGTGCATTTACTGGCCTGATCTGCATTGCAACTGCAGTTCCAACTGTCGTGTTTGCCATTGAAGTACCATTGACAAGTTCTTCAAGGGCATTGTCGGCATAATCTTGATTGAACTGAAAAGTCACAGAATTATCAAACACTCCAGCCTGGCGCGTTCTTGATTGTGCGCCAATTTGGGTTGTGTCAATTGTATCCACGCTTGTTTTCAATTCTATCTGTGTCACAAACTCCGAAATATCGTTGCTTGCAAATAGCACATAGGCGTTATTGAGAACAAGGCGTGGCATTTATGAAACGGCTTTTGTAATTGCGCCTGAGATTGGCCAAGTTGCAGAAATGGTACTTAGTTCACCAACGCTGCCCTGAACATTTTGCCACTCGCTGCAAACCGCAGTGAAGGAATATGAAGGGTTCGTTGCACTGACTGCACCTGATGATGGCTTGATTACAATAGGAACTGATGTTCCAACAAGTGATGAACCAACTGCATTGATTGTTATTTCAGGCCCTGCTGCTGCAAAATCTTGATTGAATTCTAGCGTTACAGAGTTATCTTTCAATCCTGGCAAACGAGTTTTTGCTGCTGCGCTTCCCATTCCTGTTGTTTCAACAACATCTACACTTGTTGAAAGTGTAACGCTAGTTAAAAATTGGCTGAGATCAATAGCATTTACTGTAACTGACACATCTGTTAATACTATGCGTGGCATTATTTTACTTCCTCTACTGGTTTGATTGCTGCGGTGTTTTTTAGATATTCGCCTGCAACTAAGGCATCAATGTTGAGGCCAAGTTCAAGCAATTCTTTTTCGGTGATTGACTCACCCTTTTTCTTCGGTGTGAATACATCCGATGTGACTATGTAGCTCATTTTTCTCCTTATCCCCAAACGGTGAGACGGTAGCGGTACGAAAGAAACTCCATATCCCCAGCGGTATAAGTTCCCGCTTCGGCTGATGTAACTCGCAAAGTGCTGCAAGCCCCACCAAGAGTTAGATCAGATTCAATTGCTGCCTT